TTGCGGCCCCAGCGCCGGCAGCTTTACAAGACGACGAAATCCCGTTTTGATAAAGAAAACCCCGGCAGTTGGGACACTGCCGGGGTTCCACTAGGAAAACAGACTGATTGATTGGAGAAAGTCCGAATATGAAAACTTTAACAAAAACAAGCGACGTTGGCAAGTCTGAGATGCTACTTGCAGCCGGTGCGCTGGACACTCGCATAAACGAAGCCGGGTCAACTTATTCGCCAATTAAGCTGAAGGAAATTGCGGCACTGGTTGACGAACCGCAGGCGTTAGAAAAGTCAAAGGCCGCATTTATCATCCCATCAACTTATCGTGAGTATGACGGCAGGAGCCACGCGGCTCAACGTGAGCGCGGCGAATACTGGATGCTGGCCATTGACGTGGATGAGGGCGACCCGTCGCTCACAGAGCTGCGCACAGCCGTTGACCGAGTTACCGGCAATGCGTCCTCGCTGTTTTACTCGTCAGCCGGGGCCAGCGAAGACAACCGCAAGTGGCGCGCGCTTATCCCGCTGTCAGAACCTATCTCAGGCGAGGATTACGTTGACGCACAGCTATCTCTGTTCGAGCTGTTAGCCGCCGAAGGTATAACCTGTGACCCTGCATTATCGCGCACTGGTCAGCCAATCTATCTTCCAAATGTGCCGCCAGCCAAGCGCGATGACGCAGGCAACCCTCTATTTTACCACGGCGCACGCAATCGCGGTGACGGCCTGATGGTGCCAAAGGAAAGCACAGTCTGGGCAAACTTGATTTTTAGGCGGAAGAATGCCGAGATAGCTGAGCAACGCGCCGCCGCCGAGCGCGCAATTAGAGCGCAGCAGCGTGAAGAAAAGCAAAATAAGTTTGGTGAAAGTGATCCAGTTGCCGAGTTCAATCGTAGCAACACGATTGCCGACCTGATGGTCAAGCATGGTTACGAGAAGCAAGGTCGCTCCGACAGCTACCGCTCACCAATGCAGACATCCGGCTCACACGCCACCAAAGACTTCGGCACGCACTGGGTCAGCCTGTCAGGTTCAGACATGGCGGCGGGCATAGGCCAGACCAGCGCAGAGTTTTGCTGGGGCGACGCATTTGACCTGTATTGCTATTTCGAGCATGGAAACGACATGCGGGTGGCTGTCAGGACTTACGCAGCCGTGTTGCGGCCCAGTCCGTTTGAAGAGGTCAAGCAGGCGGCTCCAGAGGCCGAATACGAGCCTGATGACGGCCTAGACGACTTCGACACCGTGCCAGAGGCCCAACCTAAGCCTGCACAGAGGCAGGAATGGCCGACTAGGGTCTTCCGGTTCGATGAGGCAAGTTTGCCGCGCAGGCAGTGGGTTTATGGCCATCACCACATTCGAGGCTTTGTCAGCGTCACGGCATCCGCCGGCGGCATAGGCAAGACTTCGCTTACTATGGTTGAGGCGTTGGCAGTCGCAACGAATCGGCCATTGCTGAGCGAGAAGGTAATCCAGCAGACAAACACTTGGATAATTAATTTAGAGGACGATCTGTCAGAAATGCAACTGCGCTTGGCAGCGGCCATGAAACATTACAAGGTCAGCCACGATGACATTGAAGGCAAGCTGTTTATGGATGCGGAAGACACAATTGGCATCACGCTGGCCGCTGAGACGAGGGACGGCATCATCCAAAATGACGCCCTGCTCAACTTAATGCGTGACAAAATCAAAGCCAACAATATTGGCCTAGTCATAATCGACCCATTTGTCTCAGTTCACCAAGTTAATGAAAATTCCAACATGAGCGTGCAAGTGGTGGTCGCAATGCTGCGCAAGCTGGCCAGAGAGGCCAATGTCGCCATTCACGTCGTGCATCACGTCAGAAAGGGCAACGGCGTTGACGCCGACATAGATAGCGTCCGAGGCGCAGGCTCACTTATCGGCGCGGCCAGAGCAGCCAGAGTTATCAACCGGGTAAGCCTCGAAGATGCAACCGCGCTGGGCGTGCCAGATGACAGCGCCAGAGGTCTGTTTAGGGTTGACGATGGCAAAGCAAATCTCAGCGCGCCAGCAGACAAGGCAGTCTACCGCCGCATGATTGGCGTCAAACTTGACAACGAAGAATACATTGGCGTGGCCGTTGAGTTCAACCTGCCAGATCAGTGGTCAGGAATGTCAACCAGTGTTGTAAACAATATGCTTACACTTATCGACAAGGGACCAGAGGACGGCGAACGATACTCGATCAGGCCACAAGACCGGCAGAGGTGGGTCGGGCTAGTCATCACGGGTTATGTGTTCCCAAACATAGACGACGCGAAGACCAGCGGGCAAGCCAAGTCAATTCTGCGCAAGTGGATGGATGAGGGCTTGATTGAAGAGCAACAGTATCACAGCCCAAGCCAGCGCAAGGAGCGTGGCGGCGTGATGTCAACAGGCAGAGTTGGGGAGATAGGAATATGAGTATAGTTGGATGGACAGGAGACTCTAAAGATTGCTTTCACAGGTATCACGACAGAGAGGAAAAAGAAAACGCGCTTGAGTTTACTTGGTTTGCAAACAGTAACCCAAGTCTTGAGTTTTATTGGCCAAATCGTGACAAGGCTCCGTGGCACATCCAGTGCGTCACCAAGATAGGCGATGACGACGTTGAGATGAACTTCTGGCCACACAAGTCAAAGGCGCAGTTCAAGTATGAGAAGGCCATTGAGCCGCTGAGCGCGTTTATCTGTGAGCTAATAAAGCGGATCAATGAAGCCGAAAGAGAAGAAGATTTTGATGTCGTTGAGTAGTGCGCCAGTGGATTTTCTCAGTGGCGCACCAGTGGCGCGACTGGCGCATTTGGCTGAAAGCCGTGAAATTAAGGGTGATTCGGAAATATCGCAAACACCTTATTTATATAGTGCGCCACTGGATTTACTGAATTTCCTCCGGAAATTTACACCCAGTGGCGCACTTTGTCAAGACGCAGGTCTAAAAAGAGTTGGCCAATGCCAACACTCTCTTTTTTTGAGACGACCAGCAGCGCCATTGCCGGGGCTTTCTTGGCTGACGCCAAGCCCCGTCAAAGTCGCAGCTTTGCGTCCTCGCTTCAGTTGGCAGGGTTGGAATAGGTTAAAGGGGTTGGTCCACAATGGTTAATAAAGTTAAAGCAGGAAAGCCAAAGTCAGCAGCAGCAAAAGCGGCGATGGCCAATCGTGGAAAGTTCGATAGCAAGTACACTGACTACGGTGAGCCGGTCCATTACAAGGTAGCAGCCGCAGTGGCTCCGTTGAGTGCGGCGACAGCTTCAGCCGCAATGGTCTGGGGTGACACGCTGACTGACTGTGTGCCGCCAGCCTACGCGCTGCGGTATCGTGAGCTTAAAGGTGATCTGGATGCCGCGATAGCTCTCGATGATTATGACGCCTGCGCAACGCTGTCTACAAGCATGATTAAGGCGCTCAGGGTGATGAACCAGAAAGCTAGGGAAGACGGCTTCAAGCCGCCGCAGGTTGACGGTCATATCGCAGAGTGGAAGGGCAAGATATATTGTTTCCTCGCCAGCGGTGATTTGGCAGCAGTGCGCAAAGCTAGGCCGACGTGGGCTGTGTATCACCTGGGCGACGTGTGTGCCGTCTTGAGCGTGCGCACAGATGAAATGATGGCCGCAGTGGTTGACAAGTTTCCCAGCGCCAAGATTGTTGACGTTAGGTTGTATGATGATGAAATCCCATTTGGGCATGATTGAAGGAAGACAAGATGAAGCGTGACGAAATACTGAAGACAGCCGGCCATTTGATAAGCAAAGATCGGCACGACACATACGGAGACAGCGCGACGTCTCACAGTCGCATAGCTGCGTTCTGGTCAGCGTATCTGGGCATAGAGCTTAGCGCGGTTGACGTGGCGGCTATGATGGTGCTGATGAAGGTCAGCAGGAGCAAGGGCGGGTCAGCCTCGCCGCATCTCGATAACTTTGTGGACATTTGCGGATACGCAGCGTTGGCCGGTGAGATGGCCGCTGAGAGCGTAAAGGATGCCGGGTAAGCCAAAGCACAACTGAGGTTGATTTCTGGGCGCAGTTGTACTTTAACTGAACGTGCGGGCTTGTCCTCCCGATAGCTCGACAACTCTGCCTCTGATTGCGTCAAGTGCAGTCAGGGGCGTTTCTTTAAGGGGAAGCCGATGGCGTACCGAATAGAACTAAGGATGATCTTGAACTGTGATGATAGCGACGAGGCCGAGCTAGAGCTTGATGAGCTGGCAGATTACATAGCAAGAAGGCTGACCGATGGCTCAGACTATGAGCGTGTCGTACAGGCAATGGTTGAGGCTATCGTTGAGCTGCATGATGATAGCGGCACAGTTCACTGAAGGTTGGATGGCGGGTTAAGCTCTGCGCGAGACATCGCCACAGCTCAGCGCGCATCTGCTCGCGTAGCAAACAAGGCAGAATGGTGTCAATATTGAGTCAACAACGTGTCAACATTGTGGCAACAATAAGGCAGAAGGGTGTTATCACGCCCCATAAATGTCAACGCACTGTAATCATTGCATATTAAATTTAACATAATACGGGTTATGCGTCTTAGCTGGCGGATGAGGCAAAATGACCCCCACCCGGTCAGGATTTTTGCCGGGTGTGCGTGTGTAGAAAAGCACGCACACGCGGCCAGAAAAAAAATGAGCTGGCTCCCATATCCTTTGGGGGGTACACTGTGGGGGTAGTCGGCGACGTTACAGCGCCCCGACTACTTGACCGGCAGGAACGAAGGAGTACAGCCAATGACAATTTCAATAGATGATCTCAACCAAACGCTCAAGTACAACCCAAAGACAGGTTCACTTACTTGGCGTAAGCGCACAAATAGTTTTCCCGCACCGATAACATCCATAAGAATTTTCAACTCAAAATTTGCAAACAAACCAGTTTACGAAGAGGCGCACAAGGGTTACCGCCGAATTAGACTCTCTAGCAAGAGTTATATGTCTCACAGGGTAGCGTGGGCTATACACCACGGCGATTGGCCTGAAGATCAGATAGACCACATAAATGGCGTCAGGTCTGACAATAGGATTAAAAATTTACGCGCCGTTGACCAAATTGGAAATTCCAGAAATACGAAAATTCCGTCAACGAATATGTCTGGCGTTATAGGAATTAATTGGGACAAGCGAGACTGGAGATGGATAGTTAGTATTGGAGTGAACAAAAAAACAGTTAGAATTGGCTCATTTAAAGATTTTGAGGAAGCAGTATTTGCGCGCAGGTCTGCTGAAGTTAAGTATGGCTATCACCCCAACCACGGCAAACGCTGACCCCTTGCCAACCAACACATAACCAGCGTAAAATTTGAAAACTTTGGAGAAAGCAAAATGGCGGGCAAACCTTTACGAAAAAAAATTCTAATTGATGTCGCCCAGCGCGGCGGTGCTGAGTATTTGTTTGAGGAGTTGGCGTCGGGCAAGACGATGACTAAGCTGGCGGAGGGCTACGGGTGCAGCCGTGAATACTTCAGCAAGACGATACATGGCGTGCCGGAGTATGCGGCGGTCATAGGCAAGGCGAAGTCTGCGGCTGCTGACGCGCTGGTTGAGGAGGGCTTGGGCATGGTTGACGCGCTGGATGGTGCCAGCTCCACGCAAGAGATTGCCGCCACGCGCGAGAAGGTTCAGTGGCGTAAGTTTATGGCTGGTTCGTATAACCAGGAGCGCTACGGCAACCGGCCACAGACAAATGTCACGATTAGCGTGAGCGACATGCATTTGGATGCTCTCAGAAAAGTCAACTCTGATATTGCCGCGATTGACGCGGAAGACCGTGAGCGCGAGGCATTGGCCATTGACGCGGATTATGAGGACTTGAGCGATGAATGAAGCCAACCCCCTAGAAGAGTTTGTGTTGCGCTACCGAGATGACCCGGTTTTATTTGTCAAGGAAGTGTTGGGCGCGACGCCGCACGACTATCAGGCTGAGTTTCTCAACGCTGTCGCCGCTGGCGAGCGCAAGATCAGCATCCGCAGTGGCCACGGCACGGGCAAGTCAACGTCGGCCAGTTGGGTGATGCTGTGGTTTGTATTGCTGCGCTTTCCGAATAAAGTTGTGGTTACTGCGCCGACGAGCGGTCAGCTTTTCGATGCCTTGTTTGCTGAGTTGAAAAGATGGATCAACGAGCTGCCGGACCAGTTGAAAATCTTGCTGACTGTTAAGTCGGATAGAGTTGAGCTTACGGCTGCACCGGCGGAGGCGTTTATCTCGGCTCGCACAAGCCGCGCTGAGACGCCGGAGGCATTGGCCGGTGTTCACTCGGAGAATGTGCTACTTGTCGTTGACGAGGCTTCTGGTGTGCCTGAGAAGGTCTTTGAGGCGGCTGCTGGTTCGATGTCGGGCCACGCGGCGACGACTATCCTGCTGAGCAACCCAACACGCTCCAGTGGCACGTTTTACGAGAGCCAAACCCGGCTGGCGGCGACTTGGTGGACCCGGCGTTGGTCGTGCATAGAAAGCCCGCTTGTCAGCGATGAATTTGTTGACGAGATGCGGGCCAGATATGGGGAAGATAGCAATGCCTTCCGCATCCGTGTGCTTGGTGAATTTCCTCTGGCTGATGACAACACGATTATTCCGTTTCACCTGGTTGAGAGCGCCATTCATCGTGACATTGAGGTCACGCCGGATGTAAAGCCGATCTGGGGTTTGGATGTAGCTCGATTTGGATCGGACAAGACGGCTTTGTGCAAACGTTATGGCAACGTGGTGACTGAGATAACGAGCTGGCATGGTTTGGACTTGATGCAGACTGTGGGCCGAGTGATGGCTGAGTTTGAAAACTTACCGTCAAGTATGCGCCCTAGTGAGATACTTGTTGACAGCATTGGCGTCGGCGGTGGTGTGGTTGATCGCTTGCGTGAGTTAGGTGCGCCGGTCAGGGGTATTAATGTCGGCGAGGCACCGGCGATGGGCAAGACGTATATGAATTTGCGTGCTGAGCTGTGGTTTAAGACGAAGGGTTGGCTTGAGGATAGGTCGTGCAAACTGCCTGACAATGACCAGCTCTTGTCAGAACTGACGGCGATTAGATACTCATTCACGTCGTCGGGCAAGATGAAGGCTGAGAGTAAGGACGAGATGCGTCGGCGTGGTCTTAAATCGCCGGATTTGGCTGACGCATTGTGCCTGACGATGGCCAGTGACGCGGCGACGGCTTTATCTGGCGCGATGTCAAGTTGGAAGAAAGCTATCAAGCGTAATTTGAAAGGTATTGCATGAAAAAAATTCCATTTCACAAGTTATCGCCAAAAATGAAAAATATTCGCATGAATAATTGGATAAAGACATATATCGGGCGCGGATTAGACTTGGAGGATGCGCAGTACGCCGCCCGCTGGCGCGCTGGCCATTGGAAGCTGTCAGACAGGATGAAAAAGGTCATGGCTGGCTTAGAGGATGTGTGATATTGCCATTGCGTGGTCATTGTTTAATAAATGTGCTACTGTGCTGGAAAATGAGGACTATTAAATGGGTATTTTTGATTTTCTTAGCGACTTATCATCTAAACGCGCCAAGGAACTTGACCTTGGCGGGTTAAAGTCGCTTTTAGGCACGCGTAAAGCAGCTGAGGCTGGGTTGCGTGGCGATGAGATGATGAAAATTACTGGTAATGATAGTTTGCCGGGTTATTTTAATCCAGAAACGCGTGAATATGTGCCGTGGTACGTTGATTTGTTTGACGGCGGCGGATTTAATTCTGCTGGCGGTGAGAATGCTCAGGCTCAAGCTGCTTCGCCAAGACAAATTTCGCCTCAGGTTCAGCCTCAGGATTCTGCTTCTCCGCGATTATGGAATGATACTGCTCCATCTTACGCGCATGAGCCATATAGCGGCGGTGGCATCATCTCTAACAGCCAGATGAACCAAGAAATGTATGGCTATGACTACCCGACTGAATTTCCTCTAGGCGCTGAGCCAAAATCTTTGCTAAGTTTGGAACGGCCAATCCGCCCCTACGCTGGCCGTGATAATTTTATGGAATTTTCTCAGCCGTCTGACTATGATATTCTGCGCGTCAGGCCAGCATACCCCGCACAAGCTGAATTTCCGCTAGGCGCTGAGCCAGAATCTTTGCAAAGTTTGGAGCGGCCAATCCGCCCCTACGCTGGCCGTGATAATTTTATGGAATTTTCTCAGCCGTCTGACCGTGCCATTCAGCGCGACATGCCAGCATACCCCGCTCAGGTTTTTGGGGTTGTCGGCTCAGATGCCAGTATGGGCAAACAGGTAAATCCAATACCCCAAGTTGACGCGGCTGAGTTCCAGAGGTTCCGGTCAAAATTTGAAAATCTCCTCAAGCTCAACCGCCAATGGGGCTTCCCTGACAGAGAGGCGGCTGTGTTTCAGGCTTTGAAGGCAGGTGGGAGCAATTACTAATGGCTGGATTACTTGACTCACCAAGCCGTGACTCATATTTTGCAAAACGCGCTGCTGATCGTGACGCATATTTTGCCAGACGTGCAGAAATGCGACGCACTGGCGAACGGGATTTTACTGGCGAAGACGCGGCCAAATTCATAGCTGAAGCCACGCCGATCATTGGTGACGCGATGGCTGCGAAAGAGGTATGGGACGAGGCTACTTCAGAAAACCCGAATTGGGCGTTGGTTGGCGCTTTAGGCGGCGCTACCTTGCTGGGCTTAATACCCGGCGCTGGCGATGCGGCTGCAAAAGCTGTTAAGGCTGGTGCGCGTGGTTTACTTGATACGGCTAAGCGCGTTGAGGTTGACCCGAATACAATGGGTTCGCTGTTAGGTAATGTGCGGTTGAAGCCGAAGGTTAGCATTCAAGACACCATTCAATCGAAGTATCCAGACGTTTCTGTTGATTTGTTCGGCGACTCTGAAAAGGGTTATGAGTTAAGTAGAATTGTGGTGCCAAAAGGTTCGCGCGAGCAAGGCACCGGCACAAAGGTCATGGAAGAAATTTTGTCTTTAGCTGACGCTCAAGGCGCAAGGGTTTCTTTGACGCCGGATAGTGCTTTTGGAGGCAGCAAGCCCCGATTAAAAAAGTTTTATAAGAAATTTGGATTTGTTGATAACAAGGGTTCAAATAAAGATTTCACAACGCGCAACACTATGTATCGTGACCCTGTAACACCAACTCCATCACCAGCCCAAGAAGTCTCTGGCTTGCTGGCGTCTGGCCGTGCTGACGAAGTTACCGATGAGATGCTGGGCAAGCTGACACCGAACGACAACATGGAATTGTTTGAATTGTACCAAAGCGGCGCAACCGGAATGGACATGCCAATGGATACTGCATCAAGGGACGCTAGGGCGGAAGTTATGTTCCCCCGAGATGACAGCTATCACGGGACAAACGCAGACATAAAAGGCTTTCAAGGCAATGTTTTTTCGTCAGAAAACCCAACACTCGCCAGCACTTATGCTAGGGGTTCGGCTGACGCTCAAATCTATCCTCTGCGGCTTGGAAGTAAGTTAGGCGACACGGTGGTTGAGGGCGGCGGCGTAAATTGGAACCAGCTAAACCCAGATGAAATATACAAAACTGATCCTGCTATAGCGGAATGGCTTGGATATGATGAGCTTTCAGATAGTTCAGGTAGGGTTTCTACTCGCGGAGTTGAGCGTGCAGCAATGCGTGAAGGTCGGAGCGGTGTTCAGTTTAAAGATATTAACGATATTGGGCCGGGTTTTAATTCTAACCAGTTTAAGAATTTAGGTTACACAAAAGAACAAGAGCGTGATTTGCAGCGACAGTATATGGAGGATTTATCAAAACCTTCAAATGTAGATGTTCGGTTGTCACCTAATTTAGTTCGTTCCAAATTCGCTCGATTTGATCCACGCTTGGCTCATTTGAGAGATTTATCAGCCGGATTAACTATTATACCCGGCGGCTTACTAGTCTTACAAGAAATGCAAAAACGTGCTAATGAAGAGCAACAAAGGCAAGGACTACTACAGTAATGGCAATCACAACATACGCAGAGCTTCAGGCCGCGATAGCCAGTTGGCTTAACCGGGATGACTTGACCTCCACGATTCCTAACTTCATCGACATGGTTGAGGCGGATATGTCCCGCACGATCCGTCACTGGCGCATGGAGAAGCGGTCAATTGCTGATTTAACTACGCAATACAGCGCATTGCCGTCTGATTTTTACGAGCCTATCCGGCTGAGCATAACCAGCGGCACGACTTACAGCCTTGAGCTTGTGGGCCAGGCTGACTTGCTGCGTTTGAGGCAGCGAACAGACAACGTGACGGGCAGGCCACAGTATTACGCCATGACCGACGGCTCAATTGAGGTATTCCCAACGCCTGACGACACTTACACGCTGGAGATGGTTTACTATTCAAAGATTATTCCGTTGACTGACGTTAATCCGAGCAATTGGGTTTTGAATTACTACCCTGATGCGTATCTGTACGGATCGTTAATTCATAGCGCGCCATTCTTGGCTGATGACAATAGGCTAAGTATTTGGGCAGCGTTGTATGATAACGCTATTAATGCTATCAATGCAGATAGCGACAAGGCTAAATTTGGCGGCTCTGGCCACCGCATGAAAATCAGGAGCTTCTAAATGGCAACTTTAAACGATCGAGTGTTCGACAACGGTCTGACCGTTTTGGACACAGAGGGAAATCGCGTAGACATATGCTCTCAAGAGCCGACGACTTATGCGGCGGCAACCAGCACTTACACGCTGGGCAACGAGACTAGCATTAGCGTCTCAGCCCCGGCTGATGCCTCGCCAAATGGCCGTAAGGTTACGCTGGCCGCAATTACTGGCGCGTCTGTTACCGGGACTGGTACTGCCACGCACTACGCAATTGTTGACACGGGTAATAGCCGCTTGCTTGCGACTGGCTCATTGTCGGCGTCTCAGGCGGTGACTTCTGGAAATACATTCAGCTTGACAGCTTCAGACATCCGCATTCCAGATCCAGCATAAGGTGTAAAAATGGCCGTTCTCAAGAACCGGGCAAAAATGTCCACCAGTACCACGGGTACTGGAACAATCACGCTTGGCTCTGCCGAGAGTGGCTACCAAACCTTTGCCGACGCTGGCGTGGCAGACGCTGACGTCGTCCGATATGTCATCGAGGATGGCGCGGCATGGGAGATCGGCACAGGAACCTACACGGCAACTGGGACGACGCTCACACGCACGGTAAGCGAAAGTAGCAATGCGGACGCCGCAATTACCTTAACTGGCTCTGCGGTGGTCTTTGTCGGGGCTGCGGCGGAGGATATATACACAGACGCAGACGTAGATACACACCTAAACACAGGCACAGCTACGACTGGCGAGGTCTTGTCATGGTCTGGAACGGACTACGACTGGATCGCTGCGGGTGGTGCAGCACTTGAGTTGTATGCTGAGAACCCTGTCACACCCACTGCACCTTCTGCTACTGGTACAAATGCTTTCGCAATTGGAAGTGGGGCTTCAGTTTCCTCTACAGACGGAATTGCCCTTGGCAAAGACAGCAGTGCAACGGGAAGTTTTCGTTCCATAGCGATTGGTAGGCTGTCAGTATCTAGTGGCATCAGCAGCGTTGCGATAGGTTATGGCGCAACAGCAACATCGACTGAAGGAAATGCCTTTGGCCGTGATTCGCATGCCGTCACAGGCGCAGGAGCAACTGCTATTGCAAAATCCTACGCCTCTGGCGCAGACTCCTTCGCAGCAGCTATAGGCAATAGCGGCTCAAGCTACGGTGCTACTGGCGCTAACAGTATTGCTATGGGCCAAAGGGCAAAAGCAGTTGACGGTACATCTGTTGCTATTGGTCAAGATTCATCCGCTGCAAACGGTGGTTATGCGTTTGGGTTGGAGGCTGTAGCTTCTGGTACACAATCTTTTGCCGCAGGAGCCGCTACGGATGCTACAGCAGCGTATGCAACTGCTTTAGGTAGAGGTGCGCAAGCAACCCACCAAGGCTCAACAGCGGTTGGTTATCTCGCAGCAACAACTACAACAAACCAAGTAGCGGTGGGAGCGGCGGGACACACTGTTAAGATTTCCACTCTGCACGAAACTGTAGGCACGATTACAACTGGCACTATTGACCTTGCTACTGGCAACGTCTTCGCTGATGCGCCTGCTACCAATGCGACCTATGTATTCAGTAACCCTGCCGCCTCTGGTTTAGCTAATGGCTTTACACTCAAGATAACGCCCTCTGCGACTGTGACAATCACTTGGCCTGCCTCGGTTGACTGGGCTGCTGCAACTGCACCTGACGCCCCTGCTAGCGGTGACACGAATGTCTATACGTTCTATACGACAGACGGTGGCACGACTTACTACGGCTTCCTCGCTGGCGGAGCAATGGGATGAGTATAGCTAGAATGATGCAACAGGCTGCTGCTGGTGTGTCTGCTGGCGGTGTTGAGTTTGTGTCCTACAACGACACTAACCTTCAGGGTAGCTACACTCTTGACTATCCAACAGGCACACAAAGTGGCGACCTTTTGTTTTTATTTTGCGGCAATGATAGCAGTGTCTCTGCCGGTACACCTTCGGGTTGGACAAAACTTGCTGAAGGAAATACCCCTATAGATGTGTTTTATCGCACAGCAGGTGCGGAGACCTCAGTGATCGCTCCCGAGGGGGCTAATCCTGCTCAAGGTGGGGCTATAGTTTCTTCGTTCAGAAACGCTGCTTATGTGCAATCAAACACAATAAGTGGAGGCACAGGACACACCCCGCCAACACCATTTACTGCTTTTTCTGGTGCTACAGTAGGCAATTCGTGTGTCTGCTTCGTTTGGTATGATGACGATATTCAGTCTGGGGACGCAACTCAAACAGATTTCTCCGTTATTGTGTCTGATTTCTATGGGACTGGCGCTGGTTCAGGTTGTTCAATGAACGTAACTTACGCTTTGGGTGTAATAGACTCCACAACTTTTACTCCCCCCGACTTAAACGCCAGTGGTATCGTTAGCGAAGGCCATTTCTCGTGGGCCTTTGAAGTTGAACCAACAGCATAAGGACCAATCATGCTACTCGTAAAAACAACAAGCGGACAGGTAGAGCAATTTCCATACACGCTCGGAGACCTTCGCCGTGACAACCCACAGACTAGCTTTCCCAAGCAGATACCAAGTGCTATCTTTGAGAGCTACGGTGTCTATTCTGTAACGGAACCAGACAGACCGTCTTACGATCATCTCGTCCAGAGTTTAGTCAGAGGCACACCCGTGTATAGTGATAGCTGGAATGTTAGCTACACTGCGGAGAACTTACCTCAGGATCAGGCAGAGGCTAATGTTCGCAATAGCCGTGACCGCCGTTTAGCAGCCACAGACTGGATGGCTCTATCAGATGTCACCATGCCAATCGAAATGGGTGCCTACCGTCAGTCGCTTAGAGATGTAACGGTCCAAGCTGGGTTTCCTTACAGTATAACTTGGCCCACCAAGCCTTAACGCCTAACAGGAGAAACCAATGGCTATTCAAAACAACATCGCTGAAGGTAGCAGCCAATATGGTATAGCCTTTGACAACGCTTACTACCGCATTGCTACCGCAGCAGTATCACGCCAACGTGGGGATGACCCCAAGTTCAGTGTCATGATTGACCTGTCAGCATATGCGACAGCAACACCAACCGACGATACTCGAGAGGTGAATTTTATTCGATATAACGTAAGTCTGGATGACATCGAAGCTGCATCTGGTGACGCATTCTTGGATAAATGCTACGCTTGGGTCATGGCTCAAGACGACATGGCTGGCTCAACTGCCGTATAAGGAATAACCGATGCTTGGATTTAGTCCTCTAGCTTCTGCCGCGCTCGCGGATACCGGGGCTGCTTCAGAGCAGGTTATATCTACTGTAGACATTGTTACGGGCGTACCTACGGTTGCGTCCTCAACAATTTCTCAGGTCCACACACTGGCGGCTACGGGCATTACGTCTGGGGTACCTACTGTTGCATCCTCAACGGCCACGTTGGATTATGCACTAACAAGCGCCGATATCGTGGCAGGCACGCCGACTGTCGGGCCGCCTGACCTAGACCAGAACCACGTCTTTACTGGCGTTGACATTGTAACGGGCGCGCCAACTGTTGAGGCTTCCGCTATTGTCCAAGCTAACGCGCTGGCGGCATCGGGCATTACGTCTGGCGTGCCGACTGTTGCGGCTGTATCAATCAGTCAAGGCAGCAACATTACATCTTCGGACATTGTTGCCGGCATTCCAGTAGTCGGCTCTCCGAGCATGACGCAGGCCCACGTCATTGTGCTGAGTGATATCGTGACTGGTGTCCCGCAGGTAGGCCCGGCCAGCTTCAGGTGGACGGAGCAGTCTATTGCGGCCACAAATTGGACAGATCAATCAACGTCGGCTACAAACTGGACAGATCAATCAACGTCGGCCACGACTTGGACCGAACAGCAGGCGGCGTAGCCATAACTGGCAAAGTAAGGTATAGTGGCCGAAATGGCCGATTTTAAAGTAACTTAAAATGGCAAATACGGAGATTATTCATGGCTGATACAACCACAACGGCATATGGCCTAACGAAGCCAGAAATTGGCGCTTCCGAGGATACTTGGGGTACAAAGATCAACACTGATCTGGATACTTTGGATACGGTTGTAAACGCGATTGGCGGCAAAACTGCCGCTGCTACGTTGTCATATGCAGATTCTGCCAAGATTACGACGACTGCCACTGGTGTGGATGTTACTGGCACAGTGACTGTGGATGGCAACGTGGGCATTGGGGGATCGCCTTACGCTTGGACAACTTTATCTGGCTATAAAGCAATCGACACTGCATACGCTAGTTTCTTTGGTTGGAACGGTGGCACTGGTGTTTCACAAAATGCCACACTTACCTCTGCGGGATGGCGATACAGAGACACCCTGACAGCGCAGCGATATGAGCAAACAGGTGGCAATCACATTTGGTACAATGCACCCTCTGGCTCCTCTGGCACTGCAATTACGTTTTCAGAGCGTATGCAAATTAATTCGTCAGGCAGCGTGTTGGTGGCTGGGTTTTCCGCGACAGGGGTAACCGCAGGACAGAAAATAGATGGCCCAAATGCTATAACGTCTTCTAGTGTGAATACAACAGCCTCATACAAGCAGTATAAATTCTACAATCCAAACGGGGAAGTGGGTTCTATCTCAACAAGCGGCATAGCCACAGCCTACACCACAGCATCAGACTACCGCCTAAAGACTGACGCCCAGCCAATGGCAGGTGCATCCGCCCGTGTCCAAGCACTGAACCCAGTGAACTTTGAGTGGATTTCAGACGGTACTCGTGTCGATGGTTTCCTTGCACATGAAGCACAGGCAATTGTTCCAGAGGCAGTCACAGGCACGAAGGACGCAATGCGTGACGAAGAATACGAAGTCACAGCAGCTATCGAAGCCACATACGATGACGATGGCAACGAGCTAACAGCCGCAGTTGCTGCAGTTATGGGTACTCGCAACGTCCCAGACATGCAGGGCATTGACCAAAGCAAGCTAGTACCTTTGCTGACTGCTGCATTGCAAGAAGCACTAACTAAGATTGACGCAATGGAAGCACGTCTTGTAGCATTAGAAACACCATGATGGCACTAGACAAGCGACTGCACCTCTTCAGGATGGCAACTATAGTTGGCAGCGTTGTTATTATTCCATACTTTGTGTTACGTTGGACCAAGCGCATACTCTGAGAGGCGACAATGGCTTTAATTGATCTGAACATTCCCGCTGGCGTCTATAAAAACGGGACGGACTTGCAGAGCATGGGTCGCTGGCATGATGCAAGTTTAATCCGCTGGGGTGACGGCGTTATGCGCCCAATTGGAGGCTGGCGTTTACGCTCCTCAACAGCGGCCAATGCCGTCCTGCGCGGCATGTTGACTTGGATTGATAACAGCTCAGACCGTTGGATTGCATCTGGCACATACGACAAACTTTACATCTGGAATACAGTAGGCACGCGATTTGACATTACTCCCGCTGGCTTAACATCGGGCCGCGAGGACGCTATTGCGTTCACAGGCTTTGGCGGCGGGACATACGGCAGTTACGCATATGGCGTCGCCCGACCTGACACAGTTCGAATCCAACCTGCTACAAGTTGGGATTTGGAATCATGGGGCGAATATTTGCTGGCCTGCAACGAAGATGACGGTAAGATTTACGAGTGGCAGCTTGACACAGCCGTAGTGGCAGCGGTTCTGTCTAACGCTCCAGTTGACAATCTTGGCTGCGTTGTAACCGAAGAGCGCTTCTTGTTTGCGCTTGGCGCTGACGGCAATCCCCGCAAGGTACAATGGTCAGATCGTGAAGATAATACTCTATGGACGCCAGCCGCTACTAACGAAGCCGGTGATCTTGAGCTAAACACTTCCGGCACGCTGATGAAGGGCATGACCGTTCGCGGCCAGACTTTACTTTTAACAACACGCGACGCCCACATTGCCAACTACATTGGGCCACCTTATGTTTACGGCATTGAGCGGGTTGGCACGGCATGTGGGTTAGCCGCAAAGCAAGCTGCCGTTGTGGTTGATGCCAGCGCATTCTGGATGGGCGCTAATTCGTTTTACACATATCAGGGCGGAGCTGTGCAAGAACTTCCGTGCGACGTGTCTGACTATGTGTTTAATGACATTAACAAAGGTCAGATCAGCAAAGTATTTGGCATGTCAAACTCAATGTTTGGCGAAGTAACTTGGTTCTACCCAAGCTCAGCGTCAATTGAGAATGACCGCTACGTCACATATAACTACACAGAAAACACTTGGATGATCGGCAACTTGGCCCGCACGGCAGGAAGCGACCGTGGCGCGTTTATCCAGCCCATGATGGCTGACCCGGCAGACTATAAGATATATGAGCATGAAGTTGGTTTTGACTACGGCACGTTGACGCCGTTTGCTGAAACTGGGCCTTTTCGCATTGGCACTGGCAACCAAGTTATGAGAGTGACTGAATTATTGCCGGATGAAAAATCTCAAGGCGACGTGACTGCAATTTTTAAAACGCGCTTTTACCCAAACGGCGAGGAACGGTCATACGGACCGTATTCCATGAGCAATCCAACGTCGGTAAGGTTTACCGGGCGTCAGGTTCGCATGCGTATTGAGGGTGAGCGCTTAGCTGATTGGCGCGTTGGAATTAATCGGCTTGACGCTGTTGCTGGTGGTCGTAGATGACCCAGCAGAACCGTCCACCAGAGCCGCAGGATAAAGATTGGCAGACTTGGGGCCGACGCCTTATGTCGTACCTGTCCCAAACTCGCTCTGCGCTGGTTCAGCAAACTGGCGGCGAAAGTGCGGCAGAAGATGGAACGATCATGTGGGACAGGCAAAACCAGTGGCCTGTTATTAGTAGAAACGGCGTTTGGCGGCAAATTGTTATTGCTAATGGCGTGGCTCACCTTGAAATTAACACAGACCAAACTGCTGCTGCTATTAATACAGCGTATCCACTTACATATACAATCATGGCTGGTAGCGTTGGCGTTTCGCTTGGCACGCCAGCTTCTCGCGTAATCTTTACGGAAGGTGGATCATATACATTAAGTTTTACAGCACAGACATCATCTACGTCTAGCTCTACTGTTAATTTTTGGTTTTGGCCTCGGATAAATGGAGTAGACATTGCAGATAGCGGTATGCAAAATACACTACACCAAAATGGCGCTACAATGATTGTATCTCGTACACAAATATTTAATGTTGATGCAGGCGATTACTTAGAGGCATATTGGGCGACAGACAGCACTAATGGCAGCTTGCAGCACCACGCCGCAACTGCGTTTGCCCCAGCCACTCCCGCTTCAACACTTGCTATATCCAGGGTGAACGCATGAATGAAGAACTAGAGCGTTGCAGGACTTGGATTGAGGCTGCCTTGGGTTACTCAGGCGGCACTCACGACTTTATTGACGTGGCCGAGGGCATATACAAAGGCACGATGCAGTTGTGGCCAACGCCAAAGGGGTGCATAGTAACTGAAATCGTGGTATATCCACGGAAGAAGATTTTAAACGTGTTTCTTGGTGGCGGTGAATTGGACCAGATTTTGGATATGCACGACGATGTAATAGAGTGGGCAAAAGCACAAGGTTGCGTAGCCCTTACCATGACTGGCCGCTTTGGCTGGAAGAAATCATTGAAGGCGCACGGTTGGGAAGCCCAACATTCGTCATATGTTAAGGAGTTTGGCTAATGTCTGGCGGAAAAGGTGGATCAACCACATCTAGTGTTACAATACCTGAGTATATTGAGGCTGCTGCCCAGCGCAACCTGAACAAAGCCGAGCGTATTTCGCAAATTGGCTACACACCGTATTATGGCCCAGACGTTGCAGGGTTTACGCCCATGCAGCAAGCTGCGTTTCAGAACACGGCTGACACTGCTGGCGCATTTGGCATGGCGGCGCCATCTTCCCAGCAAGACATTTACGGCGGCATGGCTCCACCAACAGAATATGCTGGCGGGGTTCAGGGTTACTCTGCCGCGCCAATTTACGAACAGTCGTTGGAGGCATTAGCTCAAAATCGTCCCGGCCAGAAGGCTTACATTGATAGCTTCTTTATTGACCCGACCAGCGGTAGCGGATCAGCAGGCAACTTTGCTCCGATTGACTACACGCAGTATCAGACCAATGCTGCGGCAGCTCGCGCTGGCGGCGCAGGTGGCGGCGGCGGAGATGGCGGAGATGGCGGAGATGGCGGTGGAGCTGGCGGCGGATTATCAACTCCAGATTACAATTATGGTGGGGAAACCTATGCTGGCGGAGATTACGCGAACTCGCAGATTACAAATCCAGCAGGCGGAACTGGAATTGGTTCGATTACAAACACATCTGCACCGGGTACCTTTGAGGGAATTGGCAACGACATGGGTGAGGCTTTAACTGGTCTTGCGGCTAATACACTTCCCGGTAAGTTCCTGCTTGGGCCTTCTTACAATGTTGGAGGTGCAAACAATCCGATTAAAACACCAACTATTAATGAAGTGGTTACTAACGCCCCGAGCGGAATGGAATATAATCCGACTACCGGCAGCTACTCCGGTGGCAGCGACAATGTTTTCACAGCTTCAACTTCAGGGACTGCCCCGGTCAGGCCATTGGCAAGTCCAAATCGTACTGATAGCAGTGACAGTGGTAATACAAGCGACACTGGCAGCGGCAAAACCCCGCCCAGTGTCATCTGCGCCGCTATGAATAAGATGGGCTTACTGCCTGACGACATTTACGCGCTGGATTTGGAATTTGGCCTAAAGGTCAACCGAGAAGACCCAGTGTTGGGTGACGGTTATCGCCTGTGGGCTTTGCCCGTGTCTGAGTTTATTAAGAAAGACACGCTTGGAGCTAGAGCATTGCGCGCATTTTTACTGCCGCTTACATTGGCTTGGGCAAAAGAAATGGCGCACCAGATGCGTCCAGACGACTATAAACCAAACTATGCTGGCAAAGTTATTATGGCCATTGGCCATCCAACTTGCCGCGCAATTGGCCACGTTTTCCTTGGTCGCCTAGTAAAGAAGGACGTGTAAGATGGGAAGCTCAGCATTAGCACCAACAATACAGCCGCAAGCTATGCCGCAAGGGCAAGCTCAGTACGCGCCAATGGCTCCACAGGGTCAGTTTAATGTAAACCAAGCGGCGGCAGGCGGATTGCAGCAGGCCATGCAGGGTACACAACAAGCAATGCAAGCCCCAATTAACATTGGCGCTTATGCTAATCCATACGAAAATCAAGTTGTTCAGCAATCCATGCGCGATGTTGGTAGCGCTGCGCAAATGGGGCTTAATCAGCTTGATGCTCAAGCCGGTGCAGCCCAAGCCTTTGGCGGCTCACGTCACGGTATTGCGCAAGCAGAAACAATGAAAGGCTTTAACCAGCAGGCGCTGGATCAAGCCGCCCAACTTCGGTCGCAGGGCTTCAATGCATCATTGCGAGCTGCAATGGCTGATCGTCAGGCTCGACTTGGCGCTGCGTCTCAACTTGGTTATCTAGGTCAGCAAGCGTTCGGCGTGGGTCAGACTATTCAGAGCAATCAGCGGCAGCAAGGCTTGTTACAGCAAAGCATTCAGCAAGCGCTTATTGATGCTGCAAGGCAGCAATATGCTGGCTACACAGGCGCGCCACAAACGGCGCTTCAGGCTCCGCTGGACGCGCTTGGCATTGCCCAGCAGGGAGGAGCAAGAACGACAACTGACTCAGATCAACCCGGCTTGCTCAGCTATTTGCAAACTGGCGCTAAGATTGCGGCGCTCTGCTGGGTTGCCCGCGAGGTTTACGGTAAGGACGACCCTAAGTGGCTTCAATTCCGCGAGTGGGTTATCGGCTACTCGCCAGATTGGTTTTACAAGGCTTACAGCAAATATGGCGAAAATGTGGCAAAGGCTGTCAGCAAAATGCCAGCGCTTAAAGCTATCATTCGTCCTTACATGGACGCCAAACGTAAGGCGATTGGATTTAAGTAATGGCAAAAGGTTTTATCCCTCTCGAAAAGCAAATGGACTTCCTCTGGAGTGAACTTCAGGGAAAGGAAAAAGCTGGCTTTGGCAAGTTTCTTTCCGCCGGGGTTAATACGCCGGAAGACTATGCGACGCTGTGGGATAAAACCTATGAGCGCTCTGGCGGCGCTGGCGATGCAAAGGCTAGAGATTACGCAGGCAGCGTATTTGCGGCCATGTCCGACGGCACTTCAAACCAAGAGTTAATTTCTCCAAACGCCAAGTTTACCTACAACTATCTAACGCAAAAGGGCATGACGCCACAGCAAGCCGCCGGCGTCACTGGCCGCTTGATGGCTGAAAGCTACGAGGAAATGAACCCAGACGCCCGCAACACTATGGCAGGCGGTCAAGGCACATACGGCGTAGCGCAGTGGCGTGGCAGCCGGATGGACGACTTGGCCAACTTTGCCGGTGTTGATGTGGGCGATATTACATCACTGCCGGCGACTACACCCGGCGGCGGATTACTTACAACAAGCCAAGGAACCTCACCCATGATTGATCCAACAAAAGCTCCTTTGATGGGCAGCGAGGCAATGTATAAATTCGACCCGCAGGCATCGCAGCAGGCAGCTCAGCAAGCTCAGCGTCCACAGCAGGGCGGGCTTGGCGGTTTGCTCTCAACGCTGAAAGACAAGGCAATGGCCGTTGACCCGCAGACCGGGATGACAGGTTTTGAGCGCTTTGCGTCTGCACTTGATCCACTAATTATGGAAGAGTTTCGCGGTGGTGAAGGCATTAGAGAGCGTGGCGCGCAACGGGTTGCTGCTGGAAACAAGAACAGAACCATTGAGATGTTGCGAGCTAGAGGTCGCGCAGACTTGGCAGACATGGTTGAGCGTGGCATGATTTCACCGACTGAGGCGGCTGGGCAGTTGCTGGCGGTGCCGAAAGAAAAAGGCAGAACCGTTGACGCAGCAACATTGCGCAAAATGTTCCCCGGCGCTCAAATTGAAGATGGGCTTTACAACTTAAAGCCTGACGGAACAGCGAACAAAGTTGGCGGCGGCGGCGTTAATGTAACCGTCGGCGGCGAAGGCACGGAAGCGTTTGAGAAAGAGTTTGGCCAACTTGACGCAAGAAAGTTAGCGTCTATTGATAATGTCGGCTCCTCTGCATCAAGAAGTTTAATGCAGATCGACCGGCTTGAAACGCTTTTAAACAATGTACCAACCGGCATGAGCGCAAACATCAAGCAGCTTGCTGGTAACTTCGGCATCCAGACAGAGGGTCTAGGCGATATTCAAGCTGCGACAGCTATAATTAACGCACTTGTCCCGGCACAACGGCCAGTCGGTTCTGGGCCAATGTCTGATGCTGACTTGGATTTGTTTAAACAATCTTTGCCTCGCATAATCAACTCGCCCGGCGGCAACCAGATGATTATCGACACAATGCGCGGGCTTGCGCAATATGACGCGATGGGTTCTGAAATTGTGCAAAGATTCCGCGCTAAAGAAATATCAAAAGTTGACGCGTTTAAGCTCTTAAATAGCCGACCAGACCCGTTTGCAAGTTTTAAGGCTTCAATGGGGCCAGTTGAAACTGACATGAGTACAGAAGACGCGCTAAAAATTCTAAACCAATAAGGGGCCGGACATGGCAGAGACAATGACATCGGCTGGCGCATCTCAAATACTCCAAGCCATCAAGGTTTTGGAAGTGTTAGAGGCAAACGGCACAATCAGCGCCGGTGAGCAGGCCGCATTGGATCGCGCACGGGCCAAGCAAAAGCCAGCAGAGCAAGCTGCCTTGGAAACTCGAGCCACATACGGCGGCCTTACCGCTGGCGCGATGATGAACTTAAACGACGAAGCTCGCGGGGCATACAATTTTGCCAACAAGCTGTTGAAATCTCGTGACTTGGAAGGCGCAAAGAAGGCTTACGCAAAATATCGTGACCTTCAGCGCCAGATTGACCAAGCGCTGCAAGTTGTCGCGCCAGAACAATACGCCAGTGGGCAAACCGCTGGTGCAGTTGTGAGCATGGTTGCGCCGGGTGGCGTGGCATTTAGGGCTGGCTCAAAGCTGCCTGTGCTGGGCCAGATTGCTACATCTGGCGGCGTTGGCGCAACGGCCACAGCTCTGCCACAGTTTGCGGGCGGCGAAGATGGCTTCACTGCAAGGATGTCAGAGGTTGACCCATTGACTACCGCTGTAGGCGGCACACTTGGCGCGGTTGCACCTGTCGCTGGCCGAATGGTTGGCGCTGTAACCCGTGGCGCGCAAAACTTAGCCCGCAAGGGTGTTGACGGATACGGCGGCGCAGCATCTCGCAAAGTTGCCAAAACGCTGTCAGGCCCGCAAGCAACCGGGCAAGATATTCAGTCATATTTAGACAGCCTTGGCCCAGAGGCCATGCTGGCCGACGTGCCGGGTCGCCCCCGTACAATGGCCCAAGGCTTAGCGACGATACCGGGCGAGGGTCAGGAAGTCTTGACTCGTGAAATTGGAGCGCGAGGCGCAGGCGCAGGCCAACGCATTGAAGATGTGATGACGCAGCGGATTGACCAGCCCAATGTCGGCTTCGAGGAAACTCTGGCCCAGCAAGAGCTAAAGTCTGGCGTGCTTGGGCCAATGTATGAGGCGGCAACGCAGAGCGACAAGACATTCGACGTTGACACGTTGCGCAGCGCATTGGTTTTGTATGGCAAAGATTCCTCACGGGCCGTGCGCGCCCAAATGAATGCTGTCCTGAAGGACTTAGGCGCAACCGGCCCGGTTAGCGCAGAAAAGCTGCACAACGTAAGGTCAGCCTTGAGCGATGTAATATTTAAAGAGGGTGGCAGCGTAGCTGTAAATTTAAAGCCAATTTTGCACAAAATGGATGACCAGTTGGATACGCTTGGCAGCTACAAAGAAGCCCGATCCGGCTATTCTGACGCATCCGCCATCCAGAGAGCGGTTGAAGACGGCGAAAGGGTATTTACCGGCGGCAAAACATCCGCGCTTTCGCCCCGAGAATTGGAAGCAAAACTTGCAAACATGACAGACATAGAGCGGGCAGCTTTCCAGAAAGGTGCTAGAGACTACATTGGCGCATTGATGGGGACATCCCGCAACGACGCTGCCGCAGCTTGGGGCGAGTTTGCAAAATCTTGGAATGCTGAGAAGTTGAGAATGCTTGTTGGGGAAGATGACGCTATGGCGATTACTCAGCGATTGCTTGCTGAAAAAGAGTTTTCCAAAACCTCATCTGACGTTCTGGCTGGTTCGCAAACTGGCTTTCGCACGGAGGCTGCTGCCGGCTTGCGTGACCTGCGTGACCCTGACAGCCTTTCGGCACCTTCGGTCGGCCAGCGCGTCAAGGCTGCCTTGGCTGCGCCGGTCAACAGGATCATGGATGAGGTCATGTATGGCACGGGGAATATTCGGCGCGAAATCGGTGAGATACTTACGCTGCAAGGTCCAGAGCGTGACGCAGTGGTTGCTCAGCTTTTGGGCGAGGCTTCCAAGTTGCAAGATAAAACCAAGCTGCAAAATTTGACAAACATGCTTACGCAAGTCGGTCTTATGGCTTCTACGCCAGCGATTACAGGCGAATAAAGGGATTAACATGGAACTTAAACCAAAATCACGCCGCGAAGTAGAGAGCATCGTTCAAGACGCAATTGAAGACGCAGTGAGCTTTGTTGAGGGCGAGATCAGCGAAGAGCGGATCAAGTCTCAGCGCTACTACGACGGCGAGGTCGATCTGGGCCACGAGAAAGGTCGCAGCAAAGTTGTGGCCACCAAGGTTCGTGACACAATCCGCGCCGTAAAGCCAAGCCTAATGCGGATCTTTCTTAGCACAGCTAAGCCAGTGGAATATGTGCCGCGCGGCCCAGAAGACGTGGCAATGGCTGAGCAAGCCACTGAGTTTATGCACCACGAATTTACCCGACTAAACGGCTACAGCGTAATGAATGACGCATTCCAAGACGCGCTGGTCAAAAAACAAGGCATCGTCAAAGCCTACTGGATGACCTACCCAGAGGCCGAAATCTACACATTTACTGACCTGTCTGACGACGAATATACCTATCTGGTGGACGATGACGACGTGACGGTCATTGAACACAGCGTTGAGGTTTCTATTGAGCTGGACGAAATGGGCATAGAAATGGAAATGCCAATCCACAGCGTTAAATTAAGCCGCCAGAAAGAAAAGGGCGAGCTGTGCATTGAGAGCGTTCCGCCTGAAGAGTTTTTCGTTGATCGTGATGCTCGCAATTTAAAGGATGCGTATATATCTGCGCACCGAACAGAAATGCGCGCTGGGGATTTGATCGCTATGGGTTATGACGCAGAAGTTGTCTTAAACCTAGACAGCTTTTCTAGCGGGTCAGATATGGCTGAGACTGAAGTGTTTGAGCGGCAGGGCTACGACACAGACAGTTCTGATGAAAGCGAGCAAGACCCGGCAATGAAGAACGTAAGCGTTACTGAGGCTTATATGCGCATTGACGTGGACGGCACAGGCATTCCAGTTCTGCACAAACTTACATGCGGCGGGACAGCATATGAGTTGCTGGACTTTGAGCCATGTGACGAAATACCATTTGCTAAATTTGAAGTCGACCCAGAACCGCACACGTTTTATGGCCGCTCATTGGCCGAGATTGTTGAAGACGACCAAGACGCTGCCACAGCCGTGCTGCGCTCAATCCTCGACAACGTGGCAATGACAAACAACCCTCGTTTGGCTATCGTAGACGGGGCCGTCAATATTGATGACGTCCTCCAAAATGAAATTGGCGCAATCGTAAGAATGCGCGCACCCGGCTCAGTCCAAGAATTAACCGTGCCATTTACTGCCGGTCAGACACTTGGCGCACTAACATACCTAGATAGCCTCGTAGAGACGAAGACAGGTGTGTCACGGGCCTCAATGGGCTTAGACCCGAGCGCAATGCAGTCTACAACTAAGGCTGCTGTGCAGGCCACTGTGCAGTCGGCAGCGGGTCAAGTTGAAGTCATGGTTCGCAACCTTGCTGACGGTATGCGTGACTTGTTTGGCATTATGCTGCGCTTAATGAGCAAGAATGTTGACGAAGAGCAGATGATGCGGATGAACGGCACATTTGTGCCGGTCGATCCACGGGTCTGGGATTCAAGTTTCGACGTTACTATCAATGTGGGCCTTGGCACTGGCCGTGAAGAAGAAAAGATCATGGCGCTTAACCAGGCGCTGCAAATGCAAACTATGGTTTACCAAACTTACGGGCCAATGAACGGCTTGGTCAGCATGACTAATATCCGCAATACATTGGCCGACCAATTGGCCGTTGCTGGCATTCGCAACGCTGACCGTTATTTTGCGCCGATCACGCCAGAGATTGAAATGCAGATGCTTCAACAGCAGCAGCAGGCTCAAGCTCAGCAAGGTCAAGCAGCCGATCCAAACGCCGCATTCTTGCAGGCTGAGCAAATGAAAGCTCAAGTTAAGATGCAATCCGACATGGCTAAGTTGCAGCTTGACGGCCAGAAGGCAGCAGCCAACGACGACTTAAAGCGTGACCAGATGGCTCAAGATTTGCTGGTAGATGCAGCTAAAATCTACGGCGAATACGGCACGTCGGTTGATGTCGCCCGCATCCAAGCTGAGCAAGATAAAATGCGGATGATCGGCGGCATGGCTCAAGGAATGCCGCAATGACAACAGAAATACGCATAGAGGCAGATGATGCCCGTCGCTTAAAAAACGACACTGCTTTCCAGCAGTTTGTGCAGAGTGTGCGCGAAAATCAAATGCAGATTTTCGCAAACAGTGTGGCGGCTGACGTAGCTGCCCGTGAAGAGGCCCACGCAATTATGCGCGCGCTAAACCAGATCGAAATGACCCTTGACGCTGCGCTTGCAGCAGAGACACTTTTGGATCGCAAACAAAGGACGTAGCACCGATGGATTCGACTACCCTAGCAGCAGTAGAAAGCCTACTGAAACCCGCAGAAGACAATTCTGGCGGAGATAATCTTGATGAAGCTGTAAACTCAATGATTGAGCCTGACGACGGTCAGTCTGAAGAAGTTGAAGTTGAAGACGAGGATCAAGATGACGTTGCGGCATCCGACGACGATTACGATGATGTCGAGATTGACGACGAAGACCCTGTAGAGGCACAAGCTGAAGACACCAATTTCATCCCCGTCAAAGTTGACGGAAAAGAAGAAATGTGGACACTGGATCAGTTAAAGCAATCTGCTGCGGGACAAGCGGCAATTAATAAAAGGTTCCAAGAAGTGGCTGAAGCGCGAAAGCAAATTCAGCAACATGGAGCCGCATTGCAACAGCAGCAACAGCAGATCGTGCAGTTGTACCAGCAAGCGCAACAAGGTGGTTTGCAAGCCCCAATCCCGCCAACACGGGAGTTATTTGAAAGTGACCCAATTGGGTACATGGAAGAAAAGCTCAAGTATGACGAGGGTAAGGCACAATACGACCAGAATATGTACCAACTTCAGAATGTTCAAAATCAACGCGCGCAAGCTCAGCAAGAGGCTCATCAGACCTACCTTCAAGAGCAAGCACAAGTGTTGACGCAGTTCATTCCTGAGATTGCCGACCCCAAGAAGGGTGAAGCAATTAAAAACGCATTGGTTGAAACCGGCGTTTCTTACGGCTTTAGTGCCGAAGAAATGCAGAACGTAACCGATGCTAGATATGTACGTGCGTTGAATGACGCCCGTAAATATCGTGAGCTGGTATCAAAGCGCAAATCAGCACAGTCCAAGGGTGAAAAAGCCCGTCCTGTGGTAAAAGCTGGTGCAAAAAAGCGACCTGAAAGCAACGCTGACACTCGTAAAAAAGCGCAAGTGCGCTTGCAGAAAACTGGCTCAGATGCAGACGCATTGAGCTTGATGTTTAAACAGTAAGTCTTTGAAAGGACTAGACAATGACGCAACCGGCCAACCTATTTGATACATACGATTCTGTAGGAATTCGTGAAGACCTTAGTGACATGATATACAATGTGGACCCTAGTGCTACGCCCTTCTATTCCAAGTCGAGCAAGACGAAAGCAAAGAACACTCTCGTCGAGTGGCAAACACAAGCATTGCGCGCATCAGCCGTAAATGCTCACATTGAGGGTGACGCAACTTCTGCCGATGCCGTCACTCCAACTGTCCGCCTTGGCGCACGCACACAGATTTTCAAAAATGCTGTGGTCGTGTCCGATACGGATGAAGCCGTTGACAATGCAGGTCGTGCCAAAGAACTGGCATACCAAACTTTGCTTATAGCTAAAGAGCAAAAATTGGACATCGAAAAGGCTCTGTTTGCTAACCAAGGCAACGTAACCGGAAGCAATGTTCTCGCTCGCAAAACTGGCGGCGTTCCATCATGGTTGATTACTAACGTAAACTTCCAAAACGGTAACGGCGGCGCAAACCCAACTGGCGACGGTTCCAACGCTCGTACAGATGACGGCACTGCAACTGCATTCTCGCAGGCCAAGTTTGACGACGTTATGCAGGAAATTTGGACCGAGGGCGGCAAGCCAGATACGGTTTATCTGTCAGCATTCCAACAGAATGTTGCCTTGGGCTTTACAGGGAACAATAATCAGCGTTCAGCAGTACAAGCTGGCGATGAGACTGTTGTAAAATCTCTGGCGGTGTATGTGACCCCTTGGGGTACGGTCCAATTCCACCCTTCACGGGAAAACCGTTCGCGCGACGTCTTCATTTTGCAGGACAACATGTGGGAATGCGCAGTATTGCGTGGAACCAAGAATGTTGCACTTGCAAAAAATGGCGACAATACTACCCGACAGGTCACCACAGAACTCGCTCTTTGCTCAAAAAATGAAAAAGCAAACGGCGCGATTTACGACAACACAACTTCGTAATATACTAAGTAAAGGGGCGGCTTTGTCGCCCCTTTAACCCAATCGGAGAAATGACATGAAAAAAGTTTTAGTTGTAGGCTTCAAGATACACACTTCACTTGGCAAGTTGGTCAAGGGAGACACGGCAGAACTGCCAAACGCAGAGGTTGAAACCCTCCAGCGCGTTCGCCCAGATGCACTTAAAGTG